GTAAAAAACTCAAAAGTGATAGAGTGATTTTGGCAAATGACTTATAACGAGTCACAAAGAAAATTAAACAACAAAAAACGAGCGGCTGAGCGAGACCTGGAAATTCCACCGGTCCAATCTCCGCAGCGCCGCTTGAATTGCGAAGCGGACGCGGAAACGTTCCTGCTCACCTATTTCCCGCACAAGTTCTATCTGCCGTTCACGCAGAACCAGCGGGAGATTATCAAGGAATTGGTCCATCGCATCCGGCACGGGGGGGATAAGGGCATTGCCGACAGCCGGGGTAGCGGGAAAACATCGCTTATCGAGGGAATTGCGGGTTTCTATGGCCCGCTTACGGGGTATTTGCGGTTCCCGGTGATCTTGTCGGCCACCGGCAGTGACGCAGAGAACATCCTGTCAAATATCAAAAATGAATACGAGTCGAACGATTTACTCGCGGAAGACTACCCGGAAATTTGCGTCCCCATCCGCGATTTGAAAGGCGCTCCGCAGGGGGCGAACTCCCAGACGGTGCGAGGCGTGCGGACGCACCTAAAATGGAGCGGGGCCTTGATTCAATTCCCGAAAGTCTTCCTGGAATGGTGCCCCAAGTGCTATAAACCCGCCAAACCGCTAAAAAACGGGGGTTTTCGCTGCTTCCAATGCAAAATTTCCTATGAACGCCACCTGTCCAAGTCCGCGGGCGTGGCGTTGACGGCACGCGGCGTCGAAGGTTCCATCCGTGGTTTGCGGCGCGGGGTGAATCGCCCGGATTTCGTTTTGCTGGACGACGTCGAAACGGAGGAAGTCGCAGGGAGCCTGCACCAGATCGGCAAGCTGGAACGCAAGATTGAGAACGCCATCGGCGGCTTGGCGGGGCCTGATACCCGTCTTGCCCGGGTTTTTCTCTGCACAATCCAGAATCAAGACTGCTTGGCGGCCAGATACACCAATCCGCAGATCAAGCCGGGGTTCTCGGGTGTTCGGTATCGGCAAGTGTTGCGTTGGCCGGACGAAAAAGCCAAGTGGGACCGCTACATTGAATTGCGGCAGGACGGCAAGCGCGGCACGGAAGACTTGGACGGCCGGCAGGCGACGGCGTTCTACCTGGAGCATCGGGAGGAAATGGACGCTGGGGCCGTTGTTGCGAACCCGAATCGCTTCATTTCCCAGCCAGGGGAAGATGGCAAGCCCCTGGAGTATTCCGCGATTCAGCACGTCCACAACGCGGCGGCGGACAAGGGCTGGGATTTCATCTTCTGCGAATATCAGAACGACCCGCCCGAAGCGATCGACATGAGCGGAATGCCGAAATTCGAGAGCCTGGTCAACCGCGTCAACAATCACCAGGCGTTCCATGTGCCGGCGGATGTGACGCTCATCAATTCGTTCATCGACACCGGCGGGGAAGTGCTGTGGTGGATGGTTTGTGGTTGGACTTCCCGGTTTGGCGGCTATGTCCTCGGGTACGGTGCTTTCCCCGACCAGCGGCGGGAGTATTTCACGTCCAACGAGATCAGTCCGACGCTTGAGGATTGGTTCCTAAAAACTCAGAGCAAGCCATCGTCGGTTGATGAGTCGCTCTACAGCGGCTTGGAGTCGTTGACTGACCGCTTGTTCGGATTGAAATTCAGCGGGGATTCTGGCGTCAATCACGATCTTTCCCGTGTCGGGATCGATATGGGCTGGAAATCGGAGATTGTGTACCGTTTTTGCCGTCAAAACTCGCGGGGGCAGCTTGTTTTGCCCATGAAAGGCGAGGGGATCACGACGAAGCAATGTCCAATGCTCCAGCGGGCCTTGAAGCAGGGTGAACGCCGGGGCAAGGGGTTTCCGTGGCGGTTCGTCTATCCGCAGGGGAAGCAACAAAAACTTTTGGAAGTCGATGTCAATTTCGCAAAAGAATTTGTGCATGATCGGCTGGCGATGCCGTTGGGCGGCGAAGCCCCGATTACTTTCTACGGCGACAGCAAAATGAAGCATCAAATGTTGGCAAGCCACTTGCTGGCGGAACGCCGGACGCTGGCCGAGTCCAACGGGAGAAAGAAATTGGAATACGAACGGAAGGTGGGCGAGGATAATCACTGGCTGGATTGCTTGGTGGGTTGTGCGGCGCTGGCGGCGTTCGATGGAATCTCCATTGGCGGCGAAGTGGTGGAACCTAAGAAAAAGAAAATCAGCCTCTCGGAAATCCAGGGGCGGAAGTCACGTCGATAAACGAAAGGGAAAAAACCATGAGCTACGACATCGAACTTCGGGAACCGGCGAGCGGTGCGGTTTTGCAACTGGATGAACCACACCAGATGAAAGGCGGGACATATCAGATGGGCGGTTGCCTGAGGGCGGAGTTCAACATCACCTACAACTATTCCCTGCATCTGGATCGGGTGCTGCCAGCCCGTGAACCAGATGAAAAGCATCACCACATGGCCCAGGAGGATGGCAAGCTGCACAGCATCCGGGCGATTTATGGGCTGACCGGGGCGGAGTCAATCCCAATCCTAAGGGCGGCGATTGACCAGTTGGCTGACGATGTCGATGATGACTATTGGCAACCCAGCGAGGGCAATGTGAAGGGGGCCTTGTGCGAAGTTCTGGCGTTGGCGCAACTCAGGCCCGATGGCGTGTGGACCGGCGACTAAGCGAAAGGGATATAAGGAATGAAACCAGAAATCAAGGAATTTGTCGATCCGTTCTATATGTTCCCGGATCACGCCCAAGTGTTTTTTATCACCCGGAGGGATGTTTCGCTGATCGATCCCCTCATGAAAGTGCTGGCTGCTTCGCCATCGAAGCAAGAGACTCAATCGCATATTCAATCGATCGTCGAGCAGTTCCGTCCCGAGCTAAAGAATTGCGTTGTCCACTCGCTGAGCTATTCGGCACATCACGGTTGCTGGGAGTTAGGCGTCTCGCATCCATCACTCCCGGAAATCGGCAATTACGGTGAAGAACTCTTGAGAGAGCGATTGATTCCCGAGACGTGGATGGATCGGTTGCCACTTCTGTAAACGAAAGGGATTAGTGCGGTGATCGCTTTGGAAGAGCAAGACGACAAGCCAAAAGCTGAGGATGTCCGGGAATCTGGCGTTCGGTGTCCGAAGTGTAATTGCCGGCACGTTCCGGTTCGGTTCACTCGGCATTCAGGCCGGTTCACGCGACGCAAGCGCCGGTGTCGCTACTGCAAGTTCGAGTTTTTTGAACGGGCTTTCGTGGAGGGGGATTGAGAGATGGAAATTCGGGTTGTTAAAAATCCAGAGACGTGGAAAGACCAATGAAAAAACGCAAAAGGGAAGCCAAGCGGCTTCGGAAGAAAAACGCGAAGGCAATGAATACTATGTCGAAAGAGAAGAAAAACGGCATGCAAATCTGCCTGTCTTGGCACGAAACCGGAAAGCCGTACCGTGAATAAAAAGATCCCCGAATTTCACATTGCTGACAGGGAGGATTGATATGAAACACTGGCGAGGAAGCTTCTCTCGAATGTTTTATGAACAAGCATCAACGAACATGAAAAATTCAAAGCTCACCAGAGTCGCGTACCTCACGACTTGCTACTTGGGCATGCTTTCATCACTGGTTCTCTTGGCTTCGAGAGGCTCGGTTCAGCAGGAAGAAGATGGCTTCGCGATGCTTCTGTTTTTAATTTTGGCTCCAATCACGTTCCCCGTGACCCTGTTCCTTGGGCTTTGCTGGTTCATTCTCCAAATTATCTTCAGCCTCGGTTCCGTATTGCCGTAGCAGGGTTCCACTAACGGAGGCTGTCTGAGACATTTCACGATCACGCTCAAATGTCACATCACCGGCAGGGAGTCGGAATACAAGATGGCGTTCCCCTCGGCGCGGGCGGCGCGTCGATACTTCGCGGGCAAGCCGGATAAGCTGTTGAGCATCGAATCCGGCTGGGGCGACTTCCTGGCGTGGGCCTGCCGGTTGTTTTGCGTCAGCCAATTCGTGAAGCTCAAGCCGATTTGGGATTTCAGCCCGATGCGCACGCGATGGACGGAGCTGGACGCTTATGATTACCGGGACGATCAGGGGGATTTTTGGTGATTACCCATCACGGCCTCCCCGTCGAATCGCTATCGCCGTTCGTAAACGTCAACGGACCAACTGCAATGGGCCGCATTGATGGTGAGGTAATAAATACCAGGATCTCCATGCAAAAAACCAGATTCCGCAACCGTGCCGGAGATAATCTGATTCGCCGGAATTTTCATTCCACCCGATCCATAGGAATAAATTTGGAATATCCCCTCAATCTCATTGTCCGTCTGCTTGGCATCCCAGACAAATTCCAGCTCGCCAGTAACCGATTCAAATTTCTCCGTTGTTTTCGCGCCACTTCCAGACCACGATCCGAGTTTCAAGCTTACTCCAGCCTTAATCGCCGGCCGCTGGTTTCTTGAATCCTCTTTTTGAAGATTGAAGATTCCGAACCAGACCACGAAGATGCCGCACAAGAGAAAGCTGATGAGCGTCCAGGGGGCTTCACGTTTCTTCTTTGGTTCGCCGGTTTTCATGGCTTCGCCTTTCCCAAGAAATGAAATTGCCGAACACTGAATCATGCCAGACTGAGCCACTAAAAACCATAGACGTTTCAATGAACGGTATTTTCCAACAGAAGTTTTCGCCCGTAATCCGAAATCGACAGGCCGGCGGCTTTTGCTGCCGATTCGATCTTTCGCTTTTCATTCATCGTTAGCGCGATCCGAATGGATTCGTCCCGCCGTTCAGCCCTTGGGACCGGCGGTCTCCCCCGCGATTTTTTCTTAGATCTCTTTTTCGGCACGTTTTTCCTGCATTATTTTATTTGTACGGGAAAATCATTGACATTCGGTCTATTATTCCGTACAAGTATAACACCAAGACTGAATATGGCAATGAAACCGCCCGGAATGAGACTGTCGGTTGGAGCTTGCGGGCACTCGCAGCCCGAATGCCGAGCATCTGAAAAGCCCAACGTGCTTTTTGGCCATCTCGGCGAAACCCATAAGCGAACGATGCGCTTTCCGCTCGCGGAAGGCAGGGCGTTCGAGTCCTCACACGCGCCGACAGTCTCATTCCGGGCGGTTTCTCTTTTTTTTGAACTCGAAAGGATCAAGCAATGGACTCGAAACAAAAACACGCCGAATTGAAGAAGCTCGGCAAGAAGGCACGAACGAACCTGTTCGACATGCTCAAGTTGGCGTCCGAGATCGCGGACGATCCGGAATACTGTGAAGAGTACGGCGGGCAGACAGCACTGGTGGAACATCTGGAGGCCACCGGCTTTGCCCACTTCGGCGGCAAGCCGTCGCTCGCGAACATGCTGCGGGCCTACCGCAAGAATCCAACCAAGGCGACGTGGGACGAATACTCGCACAACATCTGGGCCATGATCGATCTTTCTGCCCCGGCGAAGAACACCGAAGCGAAAGAAAAGATCAATTGGAAGGCTCACGCCAAGGAACTGGAGGTCAAGGTTGAGATACTGGAAGCGGAGCTTGCCGAACTGCGAACCCGGCATGACCAGACCCTGACCAAGCTCGGGCGAGCGGGCCGGGTTGCGGAACTGGTTTGATCACGAGCGTGTGAGGATGGCGAGCGTGCCAGCGCGTGAAGAAAAGGAGAACAATGAAATCCTTCATCGTCCTAAAGTTCAAGCTAGCCAGCGAAGCGGACCTGCAAGCCATCGCGGACCTATGCCGCAAGGCCCGCAATGTAGCGGCGGAAAACTGGCTGCTCCGTCAGCGGGGAATGCCGGAAACCGAAAGGCAATCCAAGCGTCTGATTAAGTCCAAGCACGGAGACAAGCCCAAGAGCGAATCGACCAAGCTCTATCACGCGGTCATTGAAAAGGCCCCGGAACTCGGAACCTTTGCCGTCTCGATGATCGCCAAACAAGTCGGAGCTTACCTGAATGGCAAGGTAGACTGGCGGCGGGGAATGGAAGTTGAGGGACGGCGGGCAAAACGCAAGGACGCGATTCTGTCCTATGAGGATCGGCCTCCGTTTTTCACGGCTACGGAAATCCCTCTCCACAACAAGCAGTGCACCGTGGAGATGGGCGATGAATCCAACCTCACAGTCTCCCGCCTGTTGCGCGGGGCGGAACCTCTGATTCTCACGATTTCCTTACGGGACATGCCCCCGAGTTTTAAGCGCATTTTGTTGGAACTTTCACAGGAAAAACGAAAGCTGGCAGATAGCAAGTTGCTCGAAAAGGATGGCGAGTGGTATTGGTTTTTGCCGGTGGCATTCGAGCAGCCGGAAGCCAACCCGGAAATCATCGTGACGCTTTCCCCGGTGATTCCCAGCGTGGATGGAGACCCGGAGCGGCCTTTCCAGATAGTCTCGGAGTCCCGCCCCCTCCCGTGGTTCATTGGGGATGGCCGCTATTTGTTGCGTCAGACGGCCCGCATTGAAGCGATGATCAAAGCCATTGGCTGGCGTTATCGACAGCGGAACGGAGCAGGTCATGGCCGAAAGAAGATTGATGCCGCCGTGATGCTTCGCCGGAAGCAACTACGGAACATCGTCAATGAAGTCCGCCGGCGGATGATCAAGGATGTGGTGAATCAGGCCAAGCGGCAAGAGGCCGGCGTTGTTCTGTTCCGCGAACCGACCGGGCCGGCCAAAACCAAATGCTGGTTTGAGCGTTCGGGTGTTACCTGGGATTGGACACGATTCGTTGGCGACCTGAAAAACTCACTGGCGAAACACGGCATCGAACTGAGGATTCAAAAACTCAAGATCGGAGAAATCGTGAAAGCCGAAAAGGAGAAGAAAGATGCTGCGTGAAATCGACTGCGCCATCTGCGAGAAACCGGTCAAGATTCCGACGAAATCGCGGTTCCTGCAGATGATTCGCGAAGGGAGGCAGCCGCTGTGTGGCCAGTGCCGACGGTATGCGTGCGAGGGCTGCGGTGACTCGGAAATCCGCGTCAGTGCTCGTGACATCGAAATCTCCCGAGAGACGGAGGTTACGTCAATCGTGCTCCGGCGGAACCGCGGCAGGGGGGCTAAGCAAACTAGACCTCTCGCAAGCCGCCGACTAAAGCGAGTTGTGACTAGGGGTTGCGAGCCCCAAGGTCACAACAGCTAAGTAAGCGTGTGAGGATTGCGAGCGGCATGGTTTATCCGAGGGCTCCGCCTGGGCGGGTCACAACGGCATTGATCTAGCCGTTGCACATTATTTGTGCAACGGCATTTTTGTTTTGTATATACCCTGTAACGCGATACCTCAAATCCACTAGTTTCGCCTCATAACCTATTGATTATAAGGTTTTCGCAGCTTACCGTTGAATAAGAGACGTTTCGGAAAGCCGTGCAGGGCTGCACCCCTGCGCGGCTTTTTTGTTTGGAGGAAAGGCTGGGTTGCCAATGCCGCTTGAAGATCTCACTGATGCCATTCGCGAAAACGCCGGCGGACCCAAGCAAGTCTCGACCGATGGCTTAACCGTTAGCCAACACAGCCTAAAAGATCAAATCGACGCATTGAATCACCTGCGAGAAGCAGACATCTCGAAGAGCCGAAAACTTCCCGTGCGAATCGCAAGAATCCGCCCCGGCGGAGCCCTCGGATGACGCAATTACTCGACCACAAGGGATCGCCAATTAAGAAGGAATCCGGCAGGGATTCGCTTCGACAGACGGTCTCCCGGCGGATTCGAGCAAGATATGATGCGGCCCAAACCGTCCGCGACAATGAACGCCATTGGGCGGAATCCGATTCGCTCTCGGCAGCCGCGGCCAACGCCCCCGACATTCGCCGCGTACTTCGCAATCGTGCCCGCTATGAAGTTGCGAACAACAGCTACGCCGCCGGCATGGTCCGCACGCTAGCCTGTGACGTGATCGGCACTGGTCCGCAGCTTCAAATGCAAAGCGGCGATAACGATACTGACACCCAAATCGAAACGGAATTTTGGAAATGGTCGCAAGCTGTGGGCCTCGGCCAGAAGCTCGCCATCATGCGGATTGCCCGCACCGTGGATGGGGAATCGTTCGCGCTCTTGACGACCAATGGAATGCTGAGAAATCCCGTCAAACTCGACCTGAAACTTTACGAAGCCGATCAGGTGGCCCGCCCGTGGGTAAGTCTCACCGATCCCAATATGTCGGACGGGATTATCTACGATGATTTCGGCAACCCGCTGGCCTACACGCTCTTGAAGCAGCATCCCGGCGACTTGGGTACGTTCATCAATTTCGTGGGGGACTACGACACCATTCCCGCGCGAAACATGATCCATTACTATCGCCCCGAGCGGCCCGGTCAACAGCGGGGAATACCGGAAATCATGCCGGCCCTGCCACTCTATTCTCAACTCCGGCGGTACACGCTGGCGGTGATCGCGGCGGCGGAGACAGCAGCGGACCTGGCGATTTTACTTCATACGCAAGCCGCCCCGGAAGATCCGGACGACCTGGAACCATTGGACTTGTTCGACCTGGAACGCCGCTCGGCGATGACCTTGCCAAAAGGCTGGACTCCGTTCCAGATGAAAGCCGAGCAGCCGGCGACGACCTACGGGATGTTCAAGCGCGAGATCATCAATGAAATCGCGCGGTGTCTTGGAATGCCGTACAACATCGCCGCCGGGGATTCTTCGGGCTACAACTACGCCTCCGGTCGCTTAGATCACCAGACCTATTTCAAATCCATTCGCGTGGATCGCATCTTCACCGATTCCGTGTGCTTGGAACGCATCTTTCTTGCATGGTGGGATGAAGCTCGGCGGGTTGAGAATGTGCTTCTTCCGCAGTTCCGCGATGTCCGCGAACCGCCTTCGCACGAATGGCGATGGGATGGGCACGAACACGTCGATCCCAAAAAAGAAGCCGATGCCGCGACGACTTTGATTTCCGAAGGCTTGATGAGCGAAGCCGATTATCAGGCGAAGAACGGCCGCGATTGGGAAGATCAGCAGCGGCAAGTGGCCAAAGAACTTGGAATCACAGTGGTGGAGTTGCGAAAGCGCAAACTCGAAAAACGATACCCATCCGCCCCCGCGACTCAACCGGCAACTCCCGATGATGAAGACGATGATGAGGACGACGACGACACGGAAGATGAGGATTCACAATGAAACAGCTTGATCTTTTGGCGGCCGTCAGCAACGAACCGGAAAAACTGCAACTCACGGCATCCCTGGAGTGGGGGGCGATTGAAGCCGCCGAAGGCGGTGAGAAAATCCCGACATTCAGGATGACCGCCTACACCGGCGGGGCAATGGAGGTCTCTGGGTTCTTTCGCCCGGTGATTGTTGACCTCGGGGGCGTTAAGGTCGCCAACAAGCAGATTCCAATCTTCCGCGAACATGATCGAGAAAAGGTGGTCGGCCACGGTGAAGCGATAATCTCGGCAACCGACATCACGGCCAGCGGGATAATCAGCGCCGACAACGAACACAGCCGCGATGTGGTGACTTCCGCCAAGCGAGGCTTCCCCTGGCAAGCCTCCATTGGGGCGAGCGTCGAAGAGTTCGAGTCCGTCAAGGAAGGCGAGAAAATCAAGGTCAACGGGAAGACGGTCGCAGGCCCCGTGTTGGTGGCCCGCAAAAGCACGGTTTACGAAATCTCGGTTGTCGCCCTGGGCGCCGACCGGAAAACCAAAACCACGATTGCCGCCAGCGGCAAAACGAAAAAGGGATTCCAGCGGCGCGAGCGTCGAGGAATTTGAAACTATCCCAGCCACGTCGCTAGCAGCGGCAAACAAAAAGGAAACCCGCTATGGACGATTTCACCAAATGGTTGATCGCCAACGACTTCATCGAAGAAGGTGAAGACGTGGAAGCACTCTCGGAAAAAGCCGTCAAAAAATTGAAGGCTCAGTTCGAGGCGGAACAAAAGCCGCCGGAATCCCCCCACGGGGCGGACTTCCTGAAAACGCTGCAAGCCGAGCGACAAGAAAAAGCCCGTATCGAAGAAATCGACAAGCTGGCGGCTGACGCCATCCGTGAATACCCCACGCAACTGGAGACGATTGAAAACATCGTCAATGCGGCCCATAAGGACAAGACCGTGGACGCCAGGGGCTTTGAACTGGCTTTGCTGCGGGCCATGCGTCCGATCGGTCCCAGCCCTGTGCGCCCCGCGAACAGCAAGGACATCGGCAACAGCGTCATCACGGCGGCGATCTGCAAGACGCTCAAGATGCGATCCTTGGAGAAAGTCTTCGACTCCAAAACGCTGGACGCCACCGACAAGTATTTCCGGTACGGAATCGGCCTTCAACAACTATTGTTCCGGGCGGCTGCCGCCAATGGCGAGCATATCGACAGTGCGGCAAACACCCGCCGGCTCTTGGAAGCGGCGTTCGGCAGAACCTCCGAGGGGCTAACAATCCGCGCCGGGGGGTTCAGTACGATTTCGCTCCCCGGCATCCTCTCGGATGTCATGAACAAGATGCTGGTGGACTACTTCAACGCGGTGGATCCCACTTGGCGATTGATCTCCGCCATCAGCCCGGTTCGGGACTTCCGCGAAATTTCCAGCTATTCACTCACGGGCGATCTGGAATATGAAGCCATCGGTCCCACGGGCGAAATCAAGCACGGAACGCTTGGCGAAACCACGTATGGAAACCGGGCGGACACCTACGGGAAGATGCTTGCCATCACCCGGACGGACATCATTAACGATGACGTGGGCGCGTTCCAGCGGGTTCCCCAAAAACTCGGACGCGGCGGATCGAAAAAGATCAATTCCGTTTTCTGGACGGAGTTCCTGGACAACGCTTCTTTCTTCGCCAGCGGCAACAGCAACGTCAGCACTGGCGCGGGCAGCGCGTTGGGCACGGCGGATGGTGCGGCCATCAACGCGGCGGAAGTGATTTTCATGAACCAGACGGACCCCGACGGAAAACCGCTGGGGATTCAGCCTTCGATTTTGCTGGCTCCGCCTACTCTGCTCAATACGGCAACCCGCTGGATGGGCGGTCAATTGATCGTGACCGGAGCGGATACCACCCAGCCGAATGTTAATGTCTATCAAGGGCGTTACCGGGTGGCGTCTTCTCCGTACATGGAAAACTCCACCTTCACTGGCAACTCGGCTGCCGCCTGGTATCTACTGGCGGACCCTGCCGATATGCCAGTGATCGAGGTGGTTTTCCTGAACGGTCAGGAAATGCCCACGGTGGAAAGCGCCGATGCCGATTTCAACACGCTCGGCATTCAGACGCGGGCCTATCACGATTTCGGCGTCCGGAAACAAGAGCCGCGCGGCGGCGTCCGCAGCGCCGGCAGCTAAGTTTTCACGCTCAACTTGAAAGGGTGAATAGCCGTGCGAAAAGTCAAAATCGAAAGAAACACGCCGCATATTCCCGACCGCAAAGAAGGGGATGTCCTGGAAGTCAGTAACGCCCAGGCTGAAGAATGGGTCAAAAAGGGGCTGGTGTCCACTGTCACGGAAGAGGGGAAAGCGGAAGTGAAATTTCCCGCAACGCTGGAAGCCATCCCTAAAGACGTGGACACCAAGGAACCCAAGCGGAAGTAGTAATCGTGGAAAAATCCCCTTACTTTTTGAAGCCCTCTTACATTTTCCTGGGAATGCCCGGCTACGGCCAGCAAACGGCTGGTGCCGGTCGGGGATTCTGGAGATCAACCAGGCAGCCGGATTCCCACGTCACCTACCAGTCCAACTCCGGTTCATTGCTCGCCCAGAATTTCAATCGGCTATGGACCGCAGCACTCAACATGGTGCACCGCGGTCAGCCGGTGGATTATTTCGCGATGCAGCACGCCGACATCGAGCCTCAAGATTGGTGGCTCGATACGCTGATTGAGGAAATGGAAGCTCACGATCTGGATGTGTTAGGCGTAGCCGTCCCCATCAAGGATCCGAAGGGTCTCACCAGCTTGGCGCTAGACCGCGCGGGGGACACATGGTCTCCGCTCTGCCGATTGACCATGAGCGAAGTCTATTCCCTGCCGGAAACTTTTACCTCTGAGGATGTGGGCCATCCGCTTTTACTCAACACCGGCCTATGGGTTTGCCGGTTCGGTGATTGGGCACGCAAGGTTCACTTCACGATCAATGACCGAATCGTGTTCGATAAAAACCTTGATCGCTACTTGGCTCAAGTCGAGCCGGAGGATTGGTATTTCTCCCGGTTGTGCCATGAATTGAAATTGAAGATCGGGGCCACGCGAAAAATTCAACTCCACCACCGGGGTGAGATTGGCTTTTCCAATGGCCACCCCTGGGGCGATCCGGTGGATTCGGTTTATGTTCCCGAAAGCCAAATCCCCGCTACCGGATTTCCCTCCGATGTGGACGGCTGGCTGACTCCCGAAGAGGGGGCAGCCTTGGCTGATCTCGCGCGGGGTAAGTCTGTTTTAGAAATCGGCTCTTACTGCGGTCGGTCCACAATCTGCCTGGCCCGCACTGCCGCGCACGTGACTTCGATCGATCCTCACGATGGGCGGGGCACGCCAAGACCTCGGGACACCTTTGAGGAAATGAAGCGGAACCTGGAGCGTTACGGTTGCCAAAACGTCGATGTCATTCGCGGGCTATCCGAAGATTTCCATAGTTTGCAACAATTTGAACGTGTATTCATCGACGGCGCCCACGATGAGGAAAGCGTCCAAGCGGATATTGTTTGCGCCCTCCGACACTTGGCCCCCGATGGACTCATTGCGTTTCACGACTACCGCCCTTTCGATCCTGGCGTGGTTTCCGCAGTCAACGAATTGCTCGCCGATGGCGGCGAGATTCTTTCACAAACTCAATCGCTGGCCGTGGTCAAGCCACCGGCTGCCTTTCCCTTGGAGGTCTGAAAAATGCCCGAAGCAACTTTTCGTCATGGCGACCCGGTGATGGTCGATTACACCCCCGGCGCGGATGTCGCCGCCGGCGATGTGGTTTTGTTGGGCAACTTGGCCGGTTGGACCAACGGCATCGCCCACGTACCCATCGCCAACGCAGCCGTTGGAGCGCTGGCCGCCGGCGGCGGCGTGTATGAGTGCATCAACCTCGACAACGCGGCGGATGGTGACAAGGTGTACTGGGATGGCGACAAGGTCACCACGACATCAACCAATATGAGCACCTTCGGATTCGTGGTGAGCCGGGGCGAGGGCGGAGCCAACTCCGTCTGCGATGTGCTGCATAAGCCCTACGTTTAAGGCTTCGCGCCATGAATATGATGTCAAAAGGCTCCGCCTGGCTGTCTGGCAAGCTCCAGGGCTTTGCCAGCCAGGCGGCTTTCTATCAGCGCGGCCAGCAATGCCTGCCCATCCAGGTGACCGTGGGAGATTCGGAGTTCACGCGCAGGCGGGCGGACGACATCAGCAACGAGCATCGCGTGGTGGATTTTTTATTCCCGGCATCCAGTATCCATGCGGTTTTCCACGAACCAAGCGCGGGGGACTTTATCGAGACTGATTACCTCGGAGAAAAGCGGTTGTTTGAAGTGCTGAGTCCCGGCGGGGATGAACCGGCCTGGCGTTACAGCGACCCGCACCGCAACATGATCCGAGTCCATACAGTGGAGGCCGAATGACATCGCCCGACATCGCCTTGGCGGATGACATCGCGGCCAAACTGACAGCCGAAGAATTTTCCAAACCGTTCACGGCGGAAAGAGTCTATGTCCCGGATTGGGACCATAAATCCGAGCTTCAAACCGTTCAGGTTGCGGTGTGGCCTGATGAGCCGACGGCGCAACCCCACGAGCGCCGCCGGCTACTGAAGTCCTACCCGATTGCCGTGGGCGTGGCTCAAAGGTTGGTTGCGAAAACGAGAGCGGAACTGGATTCGCTGGCGGATTTCGTGATGGAGATCACTGATTTCCTGGAGCTTAAAAACATCATTCTTGCCGACCCGGACAATCGGCAATTCGTGAATCAGGGCTGGGAGTTTCGCTTGCGGTTCGACATGGACGCATTGGACCGATCAAAACAGGGAGACAACGTCATTTACACGGGGATGTTTGCCTCGGTTGTTTCGTTTCCGTTCATCCTGTTGGATTAAATGCTTGGCCTAAAAATCAATGAAGCGAAAAGCTTCTTCTTCTACGAAAAAATCCTGGAGAAGATGGACAAAGACGCTGCGAAGGGCCTGTCCCGGTTCGGTGCATTCGTTCGTCGCAGCGCCAAGAGCAGCATCAGAAAGGCCCGCCAGAAATCCAAAGGGCAATTGACGAAAGATGAGAGGCAGCGATTTCATATCAGGCAGCGCTACCACGAACTCGGCAAGGGGCCAAAGCCTAAGCGTCCGCTCGCACCATCCAATCCCGGCGAACCGCCTCGCAGCATCACGGGGCTTTTGAAAAAGCACATTTATTTCGTCTATGAACCGCAACGAAAAAGCGTGGTGATTGGGCCGGCCAGCTTGAACAAATCCACGAACGCCCCGGAAGTTTTGGAAAAAGGCGGCGCGGCGACAAGCTCCAAAGGCGATCATTTTCGCATGGAGAAACGGCCTTACATGAAGCCCAGCTTCGACAAGGAATACCCCAAGTTGGCACGCATGCTTCTTGGAGCCAGAAATTAAGAGAGGTTTTCATCATGGTAGCAGGCGCACTTGTAATCGGTCGGCTTCACAAGTTGTACATCGATGCGGATGGCGATATAGCGAGTCCCACATGGGTGGAGTACGGCGAAATTCAGGGAGCCACGCGAACGCAGCAGCGGGATGTGGCCGAAGTCAAGGAGCGGAATTTCTTGGAGACGACCGTGGAACTCGGCCATCTCAACACGGAAATCACACTCCAGATCAGCCGGCGGCACGGGAACGCGAATTATGATGTGCTGGAGGCCGCTGCCCGTTCCGGCGCCAGCGTGGGGGTTGCCATGATGACCGGCACAATTACCGATGTCGGCGAACGGGGCTACCAGGCCGAGATGAAAGTTGTGGGTTTCGATGATGACCAGGCCCATGACTCCACAATGGTTTCCGTGACACTTCGCGCGTCGGCCACCCGGGTCACAGATCCCGCGTATGTCACGATCGCAGCACCTTAGTGAAATGAGGAGGACATGGATAAAGACAAACCTGAAAAACCGACTGAGCAAAAACCGGCAACGAAGCAAGACGCTGCCGTGCAAGACGATGATGAGTTGCGGATTCAACACGTCCTCGACCCCAAAACGGGGAAGAAGACGGCGTTCAAAGTTCGGACGATCAGCAAGCCGAAACAAAAGCGGGAAGAATAAATGCCCAGCTTTACCGACGACAAGGGCCGCGAGTGGCATGTGTCCCTCAACATCAACAAAGCCCGCGCCATTCGTGAGCGGTTGGGCGTCAACATCCTGAATGTCGAGGGATTGGACACCTTGGCTCAGGATGTCGTCTTGTTGGTGGATGTGCTATTCCTGCTCTGTGAGGACCAATTAAGGGCACGCGGCGTCAACGACCTGGAGTTCGGGGAATCGCTTTCCGGGATGTCGCTGCAATCGGGATCGGATGCGATGATTCAGGCCCTCTTGGATTTTTCCCCGCCCCGTCAGCAAAAAGTGCTCCGCCAGTTGCACCAGACATGGGTGACTCTGCACGACATGCTGGCGGGGCAGGTGACCGAGATCCAGGAAAAGCAACTGAAAAAAGCGATGGCGTTGATGTCTGGCGTCTCATCGCCCGATACGCCGGAATCGTCCGATTTGACCCCGGCCCCATGACCTTGCGCGAATTGTCCTCCGCGGTAGAAGCCTGCCGTGAAGAGCAGTGGCAGCACACAGCCGAAGTGCTGGCGAGCCAAATTAACTGTGCCGCGAGGAAGCACGTAATTTCCGCCAACCAGATCAGCTCCTATCCAAGAGAGCCTGCCGTGATGAAGCCGCTGTATCTCGAAGATCTGGAGGGTCTATGACATCTGCTGGCGGGATCCGCGCGGGCCGGGCTTACGTGGAGGCTTACCTCGACAAAAGCAAGCTTGAAGAGGGCTTCAAAAACGTCAAGGCCCAATTGGACTCATTCGCCAAGCATGTGGCGATTGTCGGCGGTGGGCTTACGGCGATTGGGGCTTCCATCGTCGGCCCGATGACTCTAGCCGTCAAGCACTTCGCGGCGGCGGGCGACAAGCTCGATAAGATGAGTTCACGGACAGGCGTGGCCGTCGAAACGCTGAGCGCCCTGGAATTCGTCGCTTCCCAGACCGGCTCTTCCATTGATGTGCTAGAGAAGGGCTTCGCGGGACTCTCGCGAACATTTTTTGAAGCAAAGCGCGGCGCCGGTGCGGCGGTGGATGCGCTGGCGGAATTAGGACTGTCAATTAGTGATCTCGACCGTCTTTCGCCGGATGAGCAATTCCTGGAGATTGCGACCGCAATCGAAAAGCTGGAGAACGAATCCATTCGCGGCGCCGTCGCGCAAAAGATTTTCGGGCGGGCGGGGCGGGAACTCTTGCCGATGCTTCGGGGGGCCAAGGGCGGCATTGAGTCGCTGATGGAAAAAGCAAAAGAACTCGGGATCGTGATGAGTACGGAGGATTCAAAAGCGGCGGCGGAAATGACCGACGCGATGGACGTTTTGAATCGGTCAATCGTCTCCGTGAAGCTGGCCTTGGGGCGTGATCTGATCCCGATGGCCTTGAAGCTGGTGAACCGGCTGGTTGAGGTTGTGCAGCACGTCCGCACTTGGGTATCGGAGCACCCAGTGTTGATCCAGTGGCTTGCGAAGCTAGGTCTCGCGCTTTCCGTCGTTGGGGCGGCGATGCTGGCGTTGGCTGCCGCAGCCAAAGCGACGGTCATTGCCAAGGCGGCTGTATTAGCGCTCTCGGGACCGGCGGGACTGCTCGCGCTGGCGGCGGGAACGGTGGCCGTGGGTGTCGCCGTTAATGAACTAAACAGCTTGTTGGACGATTCGGCCAGTTCGGTGGACGCATTGGCGAAAGCGGCGGGCGGCGCGGGTGATGATTTTGAAAAATTGGCCGATGCAGCCGAGAATACTGCAAAAAAAATCAAGGAACTGGAGAAGAGGCAATTAGAGTTAATGGGCCAGAGTTTCAGGCAATCAGGACTTATCGGCTCGTTCAATGATAAGAAAGAACTCGAAGCAATAGGAGAACAGCTTAAGAAGCTGAAGGCATTGCGGGACGAGATCGCGGCAAAGACGCCTAAAGAGAAACCGGAACAAACCCACGAAGAGATGAAAGCAGCCGCGCGAAAAGAAATGCTTGCCGAAGAGACGGCGGAGTTTAGGGAAAGCTTCGGCAAACTAAAAGACGAACTCGAAAGTGCGGCATCCGGTCTTTTTCCAGGGCAAAAACTGGATGAGGAACTTCGGCGAATCAGTGGACTGAAGGACCAACTCCAGCGGAGCGAGGAGTTAGGCATTGCCGCTCCCGGCGAGTCCGAGCGAATGAAGCCGTTGTTCAAGAAAATGGAGGATGCGGCGTTTGAGGAATTTAATAAACCAGCCAAGGAAGCGGAAGAAAAAGAAGAGCAGCGAAAGGAGTCCATCGCCGGAATTTTAGGAAGACTGGAGGATAGTCTGCTTGAGCCTTTGGATCGGCAAGTCAAGGAAACCGTGGAAGCCCTCAAAGAACTTGGGGCGACTCCAAAGGAAATCGAATCAGCAAAGAAGCTGATTGGGGAGTCACTCAAAGAGGATGAGAAGAAGGAAGCCCGGGATTCATTTTCCGCGCCAGGCGGCACATTCTCGGCGATGGCTTCGCAGATGTTTTCAACCGGCCCCATCGATCAACTGGTGGAACATTCCAAGACGACGGCCAAGAACACGGGAAAAATCGTTCAAAACACCAGGGTTGGAATTACGTTTAAGGATTAGTTGTGGCTATCAAGGAAATCATAGGAGCTAGTGGACAGGGTGGAGAAAGCCCCAGCTACCGGTTTCCGTACTTCTCCACTGCGACTACGCCTGTCGATGCCATCGCGGAGGCTCTGGCCGCCGCGCCGACGTCGGTGGCCGGGTTTCCGGTGAAGTCAATTGATGTCGATGAAGAGATCCAAAACGGCTATGAATGCTCAGTGACTTACGGGCCTTTCAAGCCAAAGGAACCGCCGAAGGTCAATGAGTCATTTTTCAATTTCGATGTGACGACGCAATCGCAACGGATCATCGTTCCGGTCTCGCCCCAAACGATTTACCCCGCCACTGGATTGACCGCCCCGACTAATTCCGCGAAATGGCTAATCGGCCAACAGGGTGATGGCTCCCCGCCGAGCGGGGCCGATGTCCAAGAGCCGATTGCCTCATTCAGCGAAACGCACTACCTGCCCTCCACGACCATTACGGATGCCCATCAGCGGACGCTGCTAAGGATCGTCGGGCGGCTTAATGACGCCAGCTTTCGCGGGTGGAGTGCCAAGGAAGTTCTCTGCACTGGCGTTTCCGGATCACAGCGCGGGGCGGAAGATTGGGAGATTTCTTTCCGGTTCTCCGTCCGCGAGCATCAAACCGGATTGACCATCGCCGGCATCACGGCCGTGAACAAAGAGGGCTGGCAATTTCTCTGGGTCCGGTATCGCACCGAGATCGATGATACGGAACCCGTCCTGACAGACGTGGCGGAATACGCGGTGGTCGCGGATGTGTTCCGCACAGCCGATTTTGCGGACCTGGGAATCGGGACAAGTTGATGGGGGACATCTACCGAAAACCAACGCAGGGCGAACCCTTCCGGCCAAGCGCCAAGCAGTTCGCGGCGTTCATTGATTCGGCCCTGGCGAATCAGTCCTCCGGGCAATCCGCCGAGTTGGCAAGAGGTTCAGATCAGCCTCGCGGATTAGTGTGGGTGAAAAACGCCACGGGCGGCGTCTTGAATCTGGCTCATGCGGTGGTCGGCTTGGGCGCGATTGCGATTACTCCCGATGACCGGCCTTCCGTCATTTTCGAGCGTCCTGTTTTTAACGGATTGGAACCCACCGAAGCGGATCACACCGGAAAATTCGCGGTCTTGATTAAGCCGGCGAAAGTCAACGAGGTGGTTCCGGCGGTTGTTAGCGGGCAGGTTTGGGTGCGCGTGCTGGTAAATGATGAGGCCCACGAGTTCGCGGACATTGAAGAGGGGGAAACTGGGCGGTTAAAGACCGCGGGTTCCGGCTCGGCGCATATCCTGTGGCTAGGACCGGACGAAGAGGGGGAGGGGGAGGATGTTCGCTGGGCGCTGGTGCGGTTGAGTAACGGATGCAGTCCACGCAACGAAAAATGGGCCATCACCATCGGCGGCACTCCCACGGGCGGCACGTTCGATGTGGATCTGAACGTGCTAGGAACCACGGACACGCTGACGTTTGATTTCGATATGACGGCAGCCGAAGTCGAAACCGAACTTGAGACCCATACCAACATTGCCAGCGGCGATGTGGACGTGGCTGGCGGGCCGTTCCCGGATGCCGATATTGTGATCGAGTTCATCGGCGATTTAGCCAAGCATGAGATTCCCCGCCCCTTACTGGACTTCGCCGCGCTGACGGGCGGGTCTGGCGTGAGCGTCCAACTATCCCGTTGGACGCCAGGTTATCCGAAAGATGGGAGCGTAGCGCCATGAGTTGGGATTCTTACAACGGTTGTTGCGATTATGGGTTTCAGATCCTACTGGCTCGCCCTGTGGACGCAGACACGCCCTGGATTGGCGACCAAGCTAATAAGTTCTATCTCACGAGCGGCCAGTTCTCGTCAACGATCAAAACCAGTCTTGGTACTGTGGTTGCTTCACCCGAAGACATATCCTGGGATGGAACAAATACTCCTTGGTCTAATAACTTTCCTGAGTTGAATAGGATTTACCTCCAAAGCGGCCAGTTCTCGTCAACGCTTAAAACCAGCCAGGTCATAAACCTTTCTGGCGTGCGAGGCATTTCATGGGACGGGACAGATACCCCGGTTGTTGGCGCTATTGGTTTTCCAGCAGAGACATTTCTAAAACTTGTGAGCGGCCAATTTTCATCGACGATCAAAACCAGTGAGAGCGTCAATTCAATTGACACCATCGGACAGGGCGTCTCATGGGATGGCACGGACACGCCCTGGATTGGCAGCACTGATGACAAGTTGTACCTCCAGAGCGGCCAATTTTCATCGACGATCAAAACCAGTGAGGCAATCGGGCCAATTGATACGTTGCCACGAGGCATCTCGTGGGACGGAAACAACACACCTTGGGTTGGTGGTTCCGCCAACAAGCTATATCTACAAAGCGGCAAATTCACATCAACACTCAAGACCAGTGAGGCTGTAGGCGCTGTTGATACTGTGCCAACGGGCATCAACACAAACGCTCTTACTGTGGGGTAAAACATGGAACTAGTTCCTCTCAGAGTCACCATCGGACTCAAGACCGAAAAGAAAAAGCGGCTTCACGCATTCCCGCCGTTCAATGAAATCCCGGAGACGATCCGAGACGGCATGGACTGGTCCCATTACGTCGATCAATTCGGGGGGTGGCATTACGACAACGTGAGCGGCCACGACAACGACGACGCGACCAACGGCTCCCCGCGAGGGGTGTGGATCGGTTTGCTTTTAGTCCCGGAAGACTTCGCCACAGAAGCGGTGATGCGGTTCCCGGCACAATGCCAAATTGTGAACGAGACGCAAGCGGAGCGGTTCTACGAGGATCGCGTGACAGTGGATCAACCCGAAGTCTTGGAAGATGTGGAAGTGCTGCAAGCCATCGCCGCCAAGCGGCAGGCGGGCATCCCGGAATCCGACGACGACCGAGCGGCACTTGATGCCGACAGCCCCCGCCGAGGCCGCAAGCGGAACAAGACCAAGAAGTGGGATGACATGCTGACGAATAAAGGCTTGGCGATTATTGAGAAACACCGGAAGTCCAGCCCGTGAAAATCCTCTTGAGCGTTCCTAATACCGATTGGATCCACAAGTCGGTGACAATGGCTGTGGTGCGGATCATGGCCACGTCAGGCCATAAAATCCAGTTCATTACGCCGACTTGGAAGCCATACGAACAAAGCCTCAATCGGGTTGCCTTTGATTTCCGTGAAGGCGATTGTGATTACTGGCTCAGCATCGACGCCGACAACCCGCCCCAGCGGAACCCGCTTGACCTTGTGGGGTTCGATCTGGATGTGTGCGGCCTGCCCACGCCGATCTTCAATAACCAGAACAAAGGCTTTCCAATCTGCTGGAACGCAATGGATAAGGTTCCCGATGGATATAAGCAGCATCCCCCGGAAGCGGGCAAGCTCGCGGAAGTCGATGCCGTTGGCAGTGGGTGCATCCTGATTCACCGGCGGGTGATCGAAGGCATGAAACCGCCGTGGTTTGTGCGAGAGACGGACGAAATTGGCAGAGTAATCCACGGGCCGGATTTCCACTTCTGCACTGAGGCGAAGAAGGCCGGATTCCACGTCTGGACGCACTACGGCTACCCTTGCCGGCACTTCAATGAACTCGAACTAATTGAGACGATGGAAGCGTTTACTTCAACGGAAAAGTGAACGTCAAATCCCGCATGGAATCGCTACCAACATCAAAGAACCGGATCTGAACTTGAACGGCACGGAGCGGTTTGGGCGTCTCAACGAACGTGACCGGATCAGTCACCGTTGGCCGATAGGGAGGATCTGGCATGATGGCGTTGGGATGCCAGGTGTCATAGCGGTTTCCGTAATCCGCATTTGCCGTGGAAGCGTAATCCCCCGCCCCGTTGCCCGTGTTCACGAACCGAGCGAGCGAGTCATCCCAAACCTGAATATCAAACGAATGCACGTTGGACATCACAATGTCTTCCCCGCGCCGGAAGGTTTCATTAGAGAACTCAGTCACCAATCCATTGGCGAGACTCAAAGGCGTCGCATCATTAAGGGGATCGCCCCCATTGAGATTCCCAGGGTAATCGAAGGCGGAGTGCGATGTCTCTTGGTGGGTGAATCGACCAATCCAGGTTGACTTGTCGCCAGGCGTCAGCAACTCTCGCGGCCCACGAATTGTGAGCGGCCCGGTTGATGCCCGGCTGGTGCTACTCCCGAACCGAAGAAACGGAAGCCCCAAGCTAGCGGGCAAGTTGAGCAAATTCGGATTGGAACCAGGATTGTTCGCGCTCGAGTTGATGAGTGAATCCACGTCGTGGAATCTTAATCCGCCATTCGGTTCGTAGTATGCCGAGTAATCGAAGTCACGCCAGAACTCTCCGCTCGCGGCTGTGGCGGGCGGGATGTTGGCGGAGGAATAATCGTCGGGAATAAACCGTGCTCCAAAGGCGTTTGTCGGCTGGGTGTCCGTGTTGATCGGGGTGGCGTAACGGTCTCGAATCAGCAAGGCCCGACGATACAGCACGCCATTTCGTAAGAACCAGCAGACTTCCACGAACCGGGAAGAACCGGTCCCGTTTAAGCTGAGTTGCCCATCATCAAATTCCGGCTGGTCGTTATTGGCGGGGTTGCTCGCATCACCAAGCAGATACAGTTCCGCTTCGGGTGCGGTGTCAATGTCCGCATCCGGCGGGTCGGCTGGAACCGCGTTTCCCGCGCGGCGAATCAATGTGGCTTTCCCGAAGAACTGCAACGGCGATTCGGCTTCGTCATCCATCTTAATTGTCAGATGGAGAACATCATCGGTTGCATCATCGGGATCGTTCTCGGAAATGCTGAAAAAACCGCGACGTTTTTCTGGTTCAAAGTCGCCGGCCTCGGTGTCTTGGCCGGGGAAGAACGGGATCACTTCCCGGAAGGTTCGCTGGCCAATGTCACCCCGCAACAGAATGGTCAACGTTCGGAGGCTTTGATCTTGTTTGGCCATGCCTTTCTGGTTGCTGACCAAGCCCCCGGCGGTCTGGAAGATCTGGGCGAACATCAGCATCATCAGCACAACAAGAGCCGTGGCAACGAGCATTTCAACAAGCGTGAATCCGCGTTTCCGCATGGCTGCTTCTCCCAGGGCGAAAGTAAACCCGCGACTGACTCCCCTGCCCTTACCACAGTTCGGGAAATCAATCGCGGGTTGGATCTTTAGGTTGCGTGGTAAAGGCACTAGAATTATCCACGGGCTGTAAGGGGAAAGTCAAGCACCCCCGGCGACTCGCTACCGCCGGGACCGTCGCCCCGCCGCTTCACCTGACTGAGGCGGCGGGGTGTTTTTGTTTCCAAAAAACCTTTTCGATTTTCTGAAAATTCTTACTCCAGCTATTGCCTATTGCAATCCGGTAGTTATAATGGAGACATACAAGAGACAACCAAACCAAACCAAAAGGGAAAGAAGAATGAAAATCATCGAATCCTTCAAAGCTGACGACAAGGGGACGGAACGCGAAATCCAACTGGTCGAAAAATCCAACGGGAAAATCGCCGTGTTTTGCACCTTTACCGGAGTCGGCCTGAAAGAAGTCAATCACCCGAACCCCCAAGAGTTGTTTGCGTCCCTCAAAAAAACCGCTGGCCTCTAATTTAGGGAATCCGAACCATGACGACCGAAACCCCCACAATCGAAACCGTGTTGGCTGCCGCGAAAAGCTGGATCGCAGCCGCTGAACTGAACTTACAGCGACACAACGCCGGAGAAAACCCCGGAGATCAAGGCGAAGCCGTCAACGTTTTAAGTGGCGGGAAAATCACCAAAACGGAATACTCCTATGCCGACATAGCGAGGGACGAAATCGGCGTGGCGATGGAGCTACTCCAGGAAGCCTTGATATTGAAAAGCAAATAAAAGCGGGGCCGGGGAGATCTTCACTCTCCCCGGCCCCATATCATCCCCGCCTCTTGAAAGGACTTGAGACGATGAGATGATCCTACACGAAACCCGGCCAGTGCTGCAACTGGTTTCTCGCCTTCGCGCTGTCCGGGTGGGTTCTCTTTCTTCTCACGAGGTTTCAATGACGACGAAAAACATCACCCTGCGCCTCTCCCATGCCGAGCTTGCCGCCCTGGACGCATACGCCGAGCGGGAAGGCATCCTGAGAATGCAATGCCTCAGAATCGCTTTGGGGCGGTTGTACGCGAAGAAAACGACCACCAAGGAGCGAGACGCAAGCGCCCGCTCACCCGGCAACCCAATCATGATTGGCGGAGGAAAGGCGGCTTCCCGACTCGGAGCGAAAGCCGCAAGAGCCAGACACGAAGGCGTTTAGAACTATTTTCCAGAAAATCAGAATTTTCCACGGTTCCCTCTTCCAATTGCAATCCTATAGGCTATAATGAACGTGTAAGGACAAGACAACCAAGGGAAACGAGATGACCAGCCAGCCCATCAACATCCCCGAAGTCATTAAGACCGAATTCGGCAATCGGACGGCATGGGAAATCAGCCTGCACCGAATCGACCTGATCCCCACCGTGGCCGGCTGGCAAGTCTTGGCCACGCGGGAAGGATTTTCGAGGCTGTACATCCTCAGCGACCCGGACGGGGATTTTTACGAATCGCGCGAAGAAGCGATGGAAACCGTCGAAGCCTGGATCGAAGCCGCGGTGGAACTCGAAACCGAATGGGAAGATTGAACCAAGGGGCCGGGTGTTCCGGCCCCGAAACAGAAACCTCAAAACAAAGGAACAAGACCGATGGCCAATTACGTTGATCCCTGGGATGCTTGTGAGCACATTACGGAGGGGTTGGTCGCTAAGGTTGGCGAGATCATAAGGGATCGCGACGGCAAATTTTGGAGAATAACAAGCGAGCGTGTCGCGGGAATTGAATCCTATACGCGAGTGGTGTACGGCGTGATCCCAAGCGATGCGCCAAAAACCAACGAATCATCCACCCAAATGGCATTCGTCGAGAAGATGCCTCCCGATTCCGACCGCTTCTGGGGAAATTGACAATGCACAGAGACACCGCCGGCCAGGTTTGGGACGTGTATATCGAGTGGAAATACGTCGGCAGCGTGGTGGCCCGCGACCACGCGGACGCGATGCGACAGGCCGAGGCGTTTGGCCGCGACGGGGACACGATCAGCGTTGTCCCTCGGGACTAGTTTTTGGAAACCTTAACGGGCCGAGAGGCCCAGGGAGAATGAACGATGACAAAAAGAAACACTGGACTTACAACGCCCAATTTTGACGGAACTGGCTCCAACCTTGACCCCAAGTTGGATGAACCGAGCATTGACCGAATTGACTGGACGCTATTCGACGCCCAAGGTTATATCGAGCAACGCGGCGTGCGAGTTCACAAAAACGACGATAATACCATCAGCATCAACCGCACCCTGCATCTCACCGAGGACTTGACGATCTCGGATGATTGTCGCCGAATTGATGGCAAGGCGGGTTGGTATCTGACCCGCTAACTCCACCCGGCCTCGCTGTGAGGCCGGGATTCCACAACCTTGTGGCTTCGCAAGCCAGGGAGAATGAACAATGACTGAATTAACGCGACCCGAGGAGATGACCCCCGCCCAGCGCCAGACGTGGGATGCCATCCTGGATTTTCTTTGTTCCGGAGACGACCCCGTGCATATTTGCGGGCAAGAGGGGTACTCTCTTGATGACACATCACCCGCTGGAGGCAGGATGATTCACTGCCTGAGTCCTGGCGGCTGGATGCGGATTGGTGTCACGGACGAGCAATTTGCGTCCCTGGCTTGATACCGTCCCGCCCGCACGGATTGCGGCCCGTGCTTCAAGGGGCGGCTTTCTTGATCCACATATCCACAATTGCGGGGAGTCTCACCCGCCCAACGCCCGTTCCTGCGCGAAATGAATGAGCCGCTGCAACCGATTATTCTCCGCCTGGAGTCGCTCGACTTCGGCTTCCAATTCGTCAATCCGTCCAAGCACGTTCCAATCGAAAATTCCGTCGTTTCCGAATGCTTCAATCGCCTTGCGAAACCGCTCGTTTTCATCGATCAAATCCCGAACGTCCCGCTCAATGAGCGTCCGGCAGGCCCGTCTTTCGAGTCTCGCCTCAATCGCCGATGTGTCCAGCATATTTCACGTCCTTTCAGGGCGACACCTAAAACGCCTGTTTTCGCGTTCAAACGCTATGAATCAAGGGGTTCGGGGTGACGCCCAACTTTCAGCCGATGACGGCGCGGAACTCACTCAGGAATAGCAACGGGAAACTCTCTGCCCCTGGCTTGCTCTGATTCCAACCAGTCACCGAAGCGAATGTCCCACGCCTGAGCAGCGCGGGACCACAGCTTGTATTCCTCGCTGCCGGTCGTCGCGTCCGGTTGATCCGACCACTCATCCCCGGTTTCTTGCTGATAGATTTTAACGAGTGTTTCAAGATCTCCCACTGGCTTTTCCTTCCTTTCCAAAGAGATAGTATTGTCCTATTTAATCCTTTCTAACCCCTCTAATCGCAGACCACCCGTCGGGACGATCCCTTCCTTCCTCTCTCTTCCCCTTCACGGGCCTTGCTTCTCTCCGGGAGCTTTTTGGTCTGTTCTTGTTTTCCCAGGGATAATCTCCCCGGATGCTGCCGGGGCCATCAAGTTTTCGTGTGAAGTGGACGAGCCGAGTATAGGTGAGGTTTTCTCAGTCGAAATTTGGCACGCGGCGGGAATACGTCCCTGGGCGGTTGTGCCAAGTTCCGACTGCCCACGGCGATTTGTTGGCAGGCAGTTTTTCCTCTAAGCTGGCCGTGACCAGACGCCCGGACCCGTCGGGAACTTCCCCCACCAGGTATGCCACCTCAATCGTGACGCCTCAGTGCCGCCCGACAAGGGCTTGCTCCCTCCGATCACGATGACAGGGGGAGCCACCTATCGAGAACGTTCATCCTCGAATGGTCCCGGTGGGAATCGAACCCACAACCCGCTAGGTTATGTGCGCACAAGGCGGGAGGCCGTGTTCCTGCAAGTCCAACTTGCTTCGGGACCAAATGTCAAACCTTTCCGATTTTTTCCACGTCCTCAAGTTTCCGGCAGTCCGCACCCTGCAAGACTGCTAAGGCGATATTTCGCATCCATCGGCTTGGCCCGTGAATGATTTGAGTAATCATCTCCAACCCCGCCGCGAGTCGCCCGATCTCGTTTTGCAGAACAGGATCTTGGGTCAACGAAAGCCACGCTCGCAAATTCCATTGGGCATCCACAATCGCGTCGTGCTGGCCGTCCGGTTGTGGTGGAAGATCGGGATTGCCAAGGCTGTCCGCGAGTTGCTTAAGGTCTCGGGTGAGCATCGGCATCCCAGCAGGCAAGTCAATCATTGAGCCAAAAAGCCAGCACAGCGCGACATGATCATAAGCGGAATAATAGCCCCAAAGTTCGACAGGGCATTCCTTGGAAGGCTTCACAAAGTTCAGGATTGCATTGCGAATCTCCGCCCGCGTTGACCAAGCGGGATCGGTTCGCGGCGGGAGTTTTGGCAAGACATTCGCCTTCACCCAATCATTGCACAGCGACTCATCAAATTCACTGTTGATGCAATATCGCCCTTCACCCATCTCATTGACGATCCCGATGGAAATTAGCTCAATCGTCGATGGTTGCTCGGCAAATTCCGTATCGTAGAAAAAACGTCGAACCATTTTGACCCCAAAAAGTAAACCCGCGACTGACTCATGCAGCCGTCCAAGGGCATGAAATCAATCGCGGGTTAATACGGTTTAGATTGGCTGGACGGCCAACCCTATTATTCGCTGCTCCCGCGCTGAAAGCAAGCCCACGAAAAATATCGGGAATTTTTGTCCGGTCGCTCGAAGGGATCTCGACTCATTGAAATGAGTAACGAAATAGTAACGCACGTTGCGTTACGGTTGCGTTACCAGGGAGGGAATCCCATGTTCAAAAAACCCGAAAAGCCCGCCGTGAATCACTCACAGTGGGCTTTGTCTATTTAGTCCCGGGCCGTTATTTTGCGCAGCATTCCGTGAAGCCACAACATGCGGGAGTGTATAGTGGTTCATTAGTAAAAACTTTAACTTTTCCTTGGATTTTCTGTCGTTGATTCGCTAAAGTGGGCGGTCCGAGGTTCGGCGAACTTGTCGCCGTCGCTTCGATAAAGAAGGTGTCATTACCACCTCCACCCGCCCAGACGGATTCTATTTTGGCGGCTACCCTCTTACAACCGTGCTTGGTTTATTTCCCGCGCGGACCCCCGGTTTTCTTCCCCGGGCCAGCGTGCGCGCGGTGTTCGCCCCGGCGTTGGCTGCTGAGGAACGCGGGATGGGTTGCCCGCGCAACAAAAAACCGAGTCAGGAGTGCAATCCTGACTCGGCCAAATTGGTTCCTCAGCAAAACTTTCCCCCGCATTACTTGAGGTTGGTTTTTCTTCAACGGAACCAATTTAACATGGAAGCTGCGCCTAATTCAAGCGATCCTTTGGAAATTTCGATCAAGAGTTTGCATCTCTACAATCGAGCGTGGATGCTCGACAGGATCCCCGGAATGCACAATGTCCGGCTGATCGAGTTGCAAAAAAGTTTCGGGCTTCTGCCTCTTGGCTCTGGTAATCGCCATGCCCCATATCTCTACCGCGGGCGAAACATTATCGAAGCCCTTGAAGCCGAAGCCCGCTATCACCGTGGTAATTCTAGCGATGAAAACGAGCAATCATAGGTAGCGCGGGCGTAGCACCGAATCCGGGGTTTTGCTTCAAGTCCCTTGTTTTATAGGGGTTTCAAGCAAAATCCCGGAAGTAGTGGGGCACAAGTCGCCTGAGCACCAAAACCAGCGGGATCCCTGAATTTTCGGGGTTCCCGCTCTTTTTTTGGAGGAATGAGTACACTAAAACTCTGGTTGATTCACGACGATTCACGATTTGCCGTAGCGCCGATGTAGCACCGAGGGCGAATTTCATGGCGGAACGCATCAATTTCAGCAAGGCGTCAATCAAGGCTCTGGAAGCTCCCAAGACGGGCCGGAAGTACGTTTATGATTCCGAGGTTCCTAGCCTTTGCATCTGCATCACGGAAAACGGGACCAGGACTTTTTACCGTTATGGGCGGGTGCATGGGCAACCGCAGCGGTACAAGATCGGGAAGGTTGACGATTTGACCATCCGTCAAGCCCGCGACGAATGCCGCCGGCTGAATGGCGAAATCGCCGAGCGCAAAAACCCAATGGACGCCCGGCGGAAACTGCGGGAGGAAATGACAATCGGTGAGCTTTTCGATTGGGTCTTGGAAAATCACTCCAAGCCCAATAAACGCACCTGGGAACGCGACCAGGCGGAGTACGATCAGAAGGTCAAGCATTGGGCGGGCCGTCGCTTGTCGAGCCTCACGACGGCAGAGATTCGCGAGCATCACAACCACCTAAAAGCAACCCTTGGTCCCTACGCGGCGAACAAGATGCGTGAAGTTCTCCGGCTGATGTACTCCATCGCCGTTGATAACCAGTGGGTTGACCACAACCCGGTCAGCGCCGTGCCGCGGGCGAAGACGGAAGAGCGGGAACGCTTCCTTTCGGCGGACGAGCTTCGCCGCTGGTTTCTTGCCGTCGCCAATCTCCAGAGGGAAACCACGCGGGATTTCCTTTTAATGGCGCTCTTCACTGGCGCGAGGCGGTCCAACGTCTGCTCGATGTGCTGGGATGAAATCGACTTCAGCCAAGCCGTCTGGACAATCCCAGCGCGGAAGTTCAAAACCGGAAAGCCGGTCGGGATCGTGCTGGTGGACCAGGTGATGGCGATTCTGAACCGCCGGTTGGTGGATTCCGATTCCCCGTGGGTATTCCCTGGGGGCGGCAGAACCGGTCATCTCGTGGATCCTAAAGCGGCTTGGCAAAAGGTTCGCGATGAAGCGGGCTTGATTGACGTGCGACTCCATGATTTAAGGCGAACGCTCGGATCCTGGCAAGCGGCGGGCGGGGCATCCATGCAAGTCATTGGTAAAAGCCTCGGGCACAAGTCGCAATCGGCGACGGCGATTTACGCCAGGCTCGATCTGGATCCTGTTCGCGCCGCCGTTTCCGCCGCCGTGAACGCCATTGAAGCCGCCGCGAAAAAATCTTCAAAGAATCCCGAAAATAACACGGGTGAAACAAAAGCCGATTCGGATTCCTAGTTCTATTGGGAATTGAAAAACGGCTTTGAACACGGGTGAAACACGAGAGTTTTCCGCGCGCGCTCCGCGAGAGGGAGTGCTATTGAACCCCTGAAAAACTGCGGTAGATTTCCTTCATTCCACCGAACGAAAGGGAATCTCAATGAGCCAATCGACCGCATTTGACCAGGACCGAATGACCCGCAAAGAGGCAGCCGACTATATCGGCGTCTCGAAGGGCACGCTCGATAATTGGGCCTCCACCGGCTACGGCGATTTGCCGTTTTACAAAGTCGGAGGTCAAGTCTATTACCGCCGCAGCGATCTGGATAAATGGCTTGAGCAGCAAAAACGCACGCACACGGAGGCTTGAGTCATGCAATTCGACCTCTTTAACCCGCCGCCGAAACAGAAAACCAATGGCGAACCGAATCCAATGCCGCAGATCTACAACTCGTCAGAAAAGCGGCAAGAGATGCTCGACAGGCTCAAGGCCGGTCCGCTTTCCACGGTTGAGGCCGAACTGTTTCACCATCGGGGCCAGGCCACGATTAGGAGATTAAGGGAAGAGGGACACATCATCGAGACGGTGCAAATCGGCGGGGTGGCCCACTACCGATACGTGGGCCATGAACAAAAAGTCCGCGTCACACCCGAGATGCAGGCGGCTTACTACCTCACCCCACACTGGCGGCAGACTTCGTTGCAGCGAAAGCAATTGGACGGCTTTCGCTGCCAGGAGTGCAAAATCGGTGAGAATTTGGAAACGCATCATTGGCGGTACGAACTCTTCAATGAAGACGTTCAACGCGAGTTAATAACGCTCTGCCGAACGTGCCACGAAAACATCCACCTGTGCGCGTCCGGTTCCAGAGAGATGCACTTTCCCCGATTCGTGAGTGAAGAAATCGCCCGGCGAATCTTGGGGGCGGCATGAGTAATGGAGAACTCATCACAAAGTCATTCGCCAATCAATGCTTGGCGTTCCCTGCGAGGGTTGATGCGATGCTCGCAGAAGTGAAGACGATAGAAGACGCGAAGGGGATGCTTGACCAAGCTGCCACAATGCAGCATTACGCCGCTCGACTGAAAGCAGGAATCGAAGTTGAGCGGCCTATTGCAATCGGCGTGTTAAAAATCAAGGTGAAGCTAGGCGAGATGATGCCGGCGAACCCCCCAAACGAGCGTGGGCAAGGACGTGGCGGCAAGGAAGATAAATCAATCGCAACGCCTGCGATTGATTTATCACCAAACACAATTACGGCGTTTCGCAAGCTCGCAGCAAATAAAGAACGGCTCGAAGAATACTACGATTCCACCGAGGATGTTCCAACCCAGGGCGATTTCCTGAAGTATGTGACCGGGCCGCACGTCTCGAACAACTCAATCGAAAACGAATGGTACACGCCGACTGAATGGATTGATGCCGCGCGAAAGACAATGGGCGGCATCGACCTAGACCCCGCCAGTTGCGATGAAGCCCAAAAATACATCAAGGCCAAGAAGTTTTTCAGCATCGCCGACGATGGGCTTACGAAAGTCTGGCGCGGCCGGATCTGGCTGAACCCGCCATACTCGCGGGATCTCTGCCCCAGGTTCATCGAGAAGCTGTTGCTTTATTTTCGTGAAGACGCCATCAGTCAGGCTTGCGTGCTTATCAATAACGCGACTGAAACGGCATGGTTTCAAGACTTGCTCAAGGAATGCTGTGCCGTCTGTTTCCCGGCGGGCCGGATTTCATTCTTGGACCGAACCGGAAAGCCCGCGAATAAACCGCTCCAAGGCCAAGTCATTGCCTACTTCGGCAACCAGGCAAGCGAATTTCAGGCTCAGTTTGGAACACGCGGGACGATTCTTTTCAGCGGGAAGCGAAGCTAATGCCCCAAGCCACAAACACCGATGCCCCACCCGTTCCCAAGCCGACCGTAGCCGACAAGCTAATCCGCAGGTCATGGATCCTCTGGGCCATCGACAGCGAGGGCCGGCAACGATTGCTGGGCAAATCCATCGGGACGTACCAGACGGCGAATGGGCGGGCCTACTGGCTCTTCACTCAGCACAAGGACGATGAGCTAGTTTCTTGGTTTTTGGAACGGGTGAAGCCATGAGAAATCCATCACGTCCGCCGTCCGAGAAGCGCCTTTGGATTTCCCCAGCAGGTACTGCCCACTCCGTCCCTAACTTTAAGGAAAGAACCCTTATGAACAAAGTCGAAATAAGCATCGACGACCTACTACACCTGATGCGTGGTGGAACCCTGGAACTTGAGCAAACCGAGATTGTCGTCAAGCCAGAGGACCGAGAGATGGCCCGCGAAATGGTTCCGCTCAAAGAAGAAAACGACTTCCCAGCCCCGGCGTTCAGGCCGCTAT